TTAAATCCCGGTCGCTCCAAGAAGCGTGCCCGATTCATCCTCGATGCTACAGCCAGTTGGCCCAACTGGGCAAATACCACAACCCGATGGCCCAACTTCACCCAGTGGATAATCGTGGTGGGCAAGCGTCCCTAGCGGCCGGATCCAGCGTTCTTTACGCGAGAGCCAATCCAGTTCCATGCGGTCGGAATGCTCCTCGTACCAGCCGCTCTTCCAGAGGTCGGCGAGCATCGAAAAGTACTCTTGATACATCAACCGGACGCGATCGAGCGAATAATTTTCGAGCGCCCGCTGGCGGATATACTGCGGATCCAACTTCGAGACGTTGCGGGCGGCATACAAAAAGTGGTCAAGGGTGCGGCAGCGGAAACCGGTCTTGCCGTGCTCGACGGTCTCGGGGAAGGCCCCGAAGTCGGTGGTGATCACCGGTGTGCCGCACAGTTGCGATTCCACGTTGACCCCGCCAAAAGGCTCGATGTAGTCCGTGGGAACGAAAGTGGCGATGGCTCCGTGATAAAGCTCCGTCCGCTTCTTAACGTCGGCGATCCCCACGAACTCGATCGGCCCCTCGAACTCCTCGCCGGCATCGGTGACGATTTTTGAGATGGCCGGCGTTTTGCCCGTGGCCGGAAACTTGTCGAAAGTCTTCACGCCCTGGCCGGCGATGACCAGCGTCTTGCCGAGCCGCTTGCAGACCTCGATCGCCGTGAGGATGCCCTTGCGGCTAATTAACCTGCCGAGATAGAGAAAGTAGTCACCCTTCTTGCCGTCGCCGGCGGGAAAATCCTTCGGATCAAAGAAGTTGGGAATCACGCAATCGTAATGGTTTCCGTTGGAGTTGAATCCGGTTTGGGATCCGTAGATCAAGTGCATCACGGCGTAAGACTCGAAGACGCGGAACTTGGTAAACGTCCCTTCGTAGCCCACGCCGAATTCGGAAGTGATGCAATCGGCCTTCAGGGCCTCGGCGATCGGCGCATAGATCCTTCCGCCAGCCCCCACGCAAATAAAATCCCCCTTCTGTTTCCGTTTGATGATTTCGGCAATCGCTCGATGGTTGGTGAGCCCCCAATAAGGCTTCGACTCTTCCCACTCGATCGGATAGAATTTGGTGAGGTCGGTCGGCCCAAAGAATTCTTCCTGTTCCTTGTTGGAGATAATCTGGATGTGTTCGGTGCAATCCGGGTTCGAGCCCTCCGCGCCATAGTGAAAAACCTCGTGGCCCAAAGACATCATCATTTTACAGAAATTAAAAACCTTCATCGTGTAGGCGCAGAGATTGTGCGTCTTACTGGTCTGCGTGTGTGGCAAGGCGATGATGTGGAATCGCATCTTTTTCTTGGGCGTCGCGGGAATTAACTCCGCCTTCCGCAGCACCATCACATTATTGACGAACCAACCCAGGTGCGGACCTTTCTTGATATAAGCCACCAAGTCGGCCGTTCGCTGCTGGTCGATGAAAAATCCACGTTCGCGGAATTTTTCCACCCAATATTCCTTCGGCCGGAGGTTGATGTGTTCTTCGCCGCCCTGGCCAGGCACCGCGGCGCTGAAGACGATCGTGTCGGCCGCTTGGCATAGATTGTCTAAGGCCGCGTCCCCCTTTTCGGGCTCGATGTGCTCCAAGGTCTCCAGGCAGATCGCCGCGTCGAATCGCCCGACGTCTAGCGGCGTCGTCATGTCGGCGTTCATAAAATTGTCGATTTGCTTTACTTCCGCCGCGGCGGGGGCGGAGTCGATGCCGAGCACTTTAATCCCCAAATCCTGAAACGGTCGCAAATAAAGCCCGTCGGCACAGCCGAAATCGACCACCGATTCGGGCGTGAGCCGGCCGACGATCCAATGCGCCAAGAGCCGGGCCTGGCGTGTTTCTTCTTCGGTGATCTTTTTGAAAAACTCAGCGCCGTAGCCCATTTCGGAAATCTCCTGTGTCGTTGAGGTTGAATCGCATTGAACTAAAATTGTTCAATACACCAAAATCCTGTTATTGAAACCGACCCACTTCCGACGAGCGTTAGTTGGGGCGTGAAATTCTTCGAGTAGTTATTGAAGATTGGCGTATCTCCACGTTTTGTAATGAACGAAAGATGTCCGGTACCCGGGGTTCCGCTGATGCCTCCGTTCGCTGTTGAAATGTACTGACCCGACGTTGAATCCCAAACGCTAAGGTAACCTCCGCCGTTCGAGATTCGAAGCTGGAAAGTACATCGATACCAATGCGATTCCGGTAAGATCCATTGATAATCGAAAAAGCATTGTAGCGTTTGGAGATAAAACGCTGTCGGAGCGTTTGTGAGGAGATCAAATATGCCCGACGCTACGATCGACGCACCATTGATTCCGGGCAATCCGGTAGCTCCCATGGCCCCGGGAACCCCTGTAGCTCCCGTAGCTCCCATCCCCGTGGCTCCCGTGGCTCCTTTGCTTCCCGTCGCTCCCGTTGGCCCAGCGATGCCCGTCGCGCCGGTAACGCCTGCTCCGGTCGCTCCCGTCGCTCCGAGGCTGCCGGTTGGACCTGGATAACCTGTTGCCCCCGTAACGCCCGCACCCGTGGGACCTGTCGCTCCCGGTATTCCGGTTGCCCCCACGGCTCCCGTTGCGCCTGTAACGCCCGCTCCCGTCGCCCCGGTTGCGCCTGGTATTCCCGTAGCACCAGCGACGCCGGTTACACCTGTCGCCCCAGGGATACCGCTTGCTCCGGTAGCTCCCGTAGCACCGTCGCCGGTTCCCGAAGTTAAACCGTTACGAACGTTCTCGAGGGATTCCCAGTACATTAAGTTCGCCGTAAGTTTGGAGGAATTACTCGGCGGACCGGAGTATTTGTTGTTCATGCACATTACGTAGGTCGGCATTTCCTGCGTTGTCATGTGCGAACCGTAGGGCTTGTTCAAGGCGTCGGCTTTCGACCATTTGTAGTCGTTCATGTAGTCCGAATTGAAACTGTTCGAACTTGTATGCCCGTAGTTGCACATGTAACCCTGTGTCGTTCCGGGGTTGACGCTCGCGTTCACGAATTCGCCACCCTGGTATTCCCGTCCGGGTTGCCATGGAGCGAAGGTGAATTCGCCGTCGTCGTTGTGCATACGCGGGGGTGTGGGAAGGCTGTAGTCAGCGGCGTAGACTGTTATATCTTCATGATTCACGTGCGAAATCATGTTGACGAAATTCCGCAAGCGAACCATTTTGTTATGGTCGACCGGTTCGACACCGCGCTCCGCATCGAACGACAGGTAGTATTCCCATTTCGAACTTCCGCCCGGGCCGGTTGCTCCCGTCGCTCCCATCGGTCCAGGGTCGCCGCCGCCAGGCCCACGTTCGCCCGTCGCTCCTTGCTCACCCACACCCGTCGCCCCGGTGCGACCCGTCGCGCCTGTCGCTCCTGTCGCTCCGTCCATCCCAGGATCGCCGCCGCCAGGCCCCTGAGGTCCGGTGGCTCCCGTCGCTCCCGCGCCGGTTGCGCCTGTTGCTCCTGGAGTCCCTGTTGCACCAACAGGCCCCGTGGCTCCCGTTGCGCCTGCACCTGTCGCGCCGGTTGCACCGGGATAACCCGTTGCACCCGTAACACCCATGCCCGTCGCGCCCGTGGCTCCTGGGAGTCCTGTAGCTCCCACATGTCCCGTTGCGCCTTGGGAACCGATGCCCGTGGCACCTGTCGCTCCCGTCACTCCCGTGGATCCAACTGCGCCGGTCGGTCCGGCCGTTCCCACCGAGCCGGTGGCTCCTGTCGCTCCGATCGTCCCGACTCCCGTGGCTCCTGTCGATCCGCGTGTGCCAGCATTGCCCGTCGCCCCCGTGGCTCCGATTGGGCCTGTGGCTCCGGTGGCTCCAACGCCGGTCGCCCCTTGCGGTCCCGTTGCTCCCGTCGCCCCGCCGGGACTTCCTGGCTGGCCCTGCGGTCCGGTGGATCCGGTTGAACCCACACCGGTTGCTCCGGTCGCACCTGGGCTTCCCGTCGCGCCGGTGATACCGGTGGCACCTGTCACACCCGCTCCCGTTGCTCCTTGCTGTCCGGTGGCTCCTGGTAAACCGGTAGCTCCTGGATCGCCCTTGGTTCCCGTGGCTCCCGTCGCTCCGTTGGGATCGCCTTTCGCTCCGGTGGCACCGGTGGCTCCAACGCCGGTGGCACCGGTGGCTCCAACGCCGGTGGCTCCAGTTGCTCCTGGAGTTCCCGTCGCTCCCGTCGCACCGCCAGGAGAACCGGGGACGCCGGTGGCTCCTGTCGCACCGGGATCGCCGCGACCGCCGCCGACGCCCAGAGTGACCTTGCCATAAAGAAATGCCGGCGACATCGGATAGGTGGGGCTCGGCAACTGTTGTTCGGGATTTGCCTGCGGATACCTGTCCGTCAACAAGGTTTCGTGCTGCGCGTCGTAGCAGACCAACGGCGATTGGGTCTCGTGAATCCACGAATGATAGATTTCGAACGGATTTTTCCAGGGATTTCGCCACCGAGGCCCCTGTACATAATCATCGCCGGTTTGCCCCTTGAAAGTCGAAATCAATACCTCGTAGAAATAATTGATGCGGTCGGTCTCGTTGCCGTCGCCGTCGGTCAGTTGCTCGTAGCCGACATTCAAGAGCAGGTACTTGTACCCCACGCCGTTATAGGCGAAGGTCCGGGGAAACGGATAATACCAGGTCCAATAATGGATCTTGCTGTAATAATTGATGTCGTCGATGAAGTGATCACCCGGGGTAACGGCAAATTCGCCCGAGGCGTTGATCAGGATCGATTCGTAGGCCGCATAATCGACGGTGTTCGGTCCAGAACCGGAGAGTTTCACAAGCGTCCCGGATGCCGGAGGATCGCCGTCGCCTGTCAGATAATAGGCGATGGTGGGCTCTTCAGCGACAAATCCGCTTGTGCAGGTGTAATTCACCTGCGGGCTTTGGGCATTGATTTTGTAAACGTCATCGATCGCCGGCATGCCTGGCGGATTGCCCGCGCCGCCCGTACTGCCCGACAGACCGACGTTGCCGCTGAGCGTGGCGACATGATTTCCGTCCACGCTTTGAATCGTAAAGGTGCCGGGGTAAAATCCGGTCACTTCGAAAAGGACGATTTGATCGCCGACATCGGCTGCCGTGAAAGGCCGCGCGGCACAAAGCAGCGTATTGCGATCGACCTGTGGGTCGGCACCATTGGGGATAGAGAGATTTTGCCACTTCGCCTTGATGCCGTAGATCTCCTGAGGAATGCTCGATGTCTTTTTGGAAACGGACGAATAGACCACCGTGGCTGGTCCGCTGCCCGAAACTTTCGTCATCGATCCGGATGCCGGCAGATCGGCGGAGCCCGTCAAATAGAACTGTATATTATCGTTGTTCTCATTGACAGTGCTGATCACCGTGTACTTCAACTCGGCTCCTGTTCCGTCAACGTGATACACGTCTCCATACGCAATGACACCATCGCCGCCCCCCACGACGCCATAACAAACTGCCGGAATATTGACTTTCCAGGTCTTTGGAGCGACGGCTCCAATATTCGTAAGCTGGCAAGCATCGACCGGAGCAACGTAAGGCTCGACCACTCCGCCACCGCCACCTCCGCCACCGCCATAGGTGAAAAACCACTCGTTCCCGTGGAGGGAAACTTCCAGCAACGTGTTGATCGGACAATATGCGCCGAGAACGGTGTTTTGCGCCAGAAATCTCGGTTTCTGAGAGTCCTGACGAAGTTTCAGGTCGGGCACCTGATGACCTGGATTTTTGGGATAGGCGGCATCAACGAATACAATCCAATATGTGTTGGGATCTTCGCTCTCGACTGGATAAGCGGCCTCGCTCGTTGAGATGGCGATCGCCGGAGAATTGCCGCCCGTGAAGGACGGCGTGGCCGTCAACTCTCCCGCCACACCCATTCGATAGATGGTGAACGTGTAGTTGGGACTTGTGCCCGATTCCAGCACCATCACCGCTTCCAATCCGGCGATCGCCCGCAAAGCTTCTTCCACGGCCACGGCATCGGCATTGAAAGAAATCGCGGCTGTATCTAGTCCTGACCAATGCAATATGTAGGAACCCTGGGGCGATCCCGTGATAGTAATGGTCCACGTAGCCGGCGATTCGACGGTAACCGCCAGACGTGTCAGCCGCGACATCAACCCTGCACCTGGTCGTGACGTCTGCGGCGGATTTTCTTCGCGAAATGGATTGGCCATGTCTATTTAGAAAATCACTTGAGTAGCCGCAAAACATCCAACTCCGCCCATTGCGTTTGGATCGTCGTGCGGTGGGTGTTCGTTTCAGTGCGGCCGAAGTCGATGCGAATCCCGGTGACCACGCTGCGAATCGGCTCGCGGGTCGCGCCTTCGCCCAGTTCGGTAATCAGATCGCCAACGCGAAAATACTTTTTTGCCCCCGTGTAGGAAAACGAAAGCGACTGCCGGCGACGGCCATACCACTCATACGCCAGGCGGGCCAGTCGTTTAAGTAGAGGCCGATCGTCGCGTATTACACCGCCAGTCGTGGTACGGACGAGCTTTCCCGTATCGTGTTCGACGGCTACGACTGTTTTCGGCGCGACGTAGTGCAACGCGGCGAAGTCGGAAAGGTCGATCCAGAGCGTGCGGAGAAAATCGACATCATCGGAAACTTCGGCGGGCCACTGCACTTGAACGCGGCAGTTCGTCTCGATGGCCAGCGTCGCAAGAAGGTCTTTTTTCCAATCGTAGAGCGGCTGTTCTTCCTCATAGCCCAACCCCGCCGGCGATGTGTATTCGGGACCAGCAAAAATATGCTGCACATCGCCGCTGATCTTGAGTTGGAAGTAGGAAGCATTTTCGGGAAGGTGGATCGAGGCCGTGAAGGTCACGCCGGCACCACGGCCCATCGACTCACACCAGGCAAGCTCACCGGCCGTGGATATGTCGCAAAAATAATCTCCCTTTTTGTCCGGATCCTTCATGTTGAGAATCACCAGCGGAGAGAGATATTTCCAGGTCGCTTCTTTGGGAGTGTTGTCCGCCACTTCGTCCTTTTCGATCTTGTCGCCGCTGTAATCGTGATCGCTCTTTAGCGGCAACACTTTGGAAAGCCGCAGAGAAGGAAGATAAACGTCATCGCTGGTGAAATTCACTGTGTCCAGGCATTTTTCCGCATCGCCAAAGAGATCTCTGTCGAAGAGGACGGTGGTCGCATCGCCGCCGGTGAACTTATCACCGCACCTCCACCAAAAGAGAGTTCGCGATAGTCCGAAGGCCGTGAACACCCGCTCGAATTTTTCTTGGCTCCTCGCAACCGCGTTGCGATGCATCTTGAGCGAGATCTCCAACCCCCCATAGCCGGACGAATCGATCGCGGCCTGTTTGTATTTTTCGGCTTCAGCAGTGGTCCAGCAGGCTTTGAGGCTGGAGTCATAGGAAAAAGTGCCGCAACAGACAATCGGCGCACCGACGGCCACGACGCGGTGATAGGTCTGCACCCAAGATTCCTGCACATGCATGCCATCCACGAGGACCGAGTTATCCACGATCAGCGCCTTCTGATCGTCGTTCGGAAGCATCGTCAGTTCGTCGAGGTCGATTGTCTCGTCTAAAAAGCTGAACGGCCGGACCTTGAATTCGTTTGGATCGTCCGCAGAAGGTTCGACAACATAGCCAAGCAGCCGGCGACGATCCATCAGTTCGTCGAGGATTTCCTTCACCGTGCGACCATGCTGACGGATCTCATAGCAGACTTCGTCGGGTAGATAATCATCCGATTCGAGCGTGATTTTGAAAAGAGCCTCGCCCTTTGCGTCTTTAGGCGATTGGAAGTGCAGCAAATAGCGGATGATCTCGGGAATTTTCCAGGCCGGAAGGCTTTTATCAGAATCGCCCTCGAGCGGCTCGGCGAATGGATAAACACCCTCGTCATTATGAAAATCGCTCCGATTGCCAGGCTGGTGTTTAAATTCCTTTTTTGCCAGCCTGTCAGCCGCTTGGATTTTCTGGAACTGGTTGAACGGGATGCCCTCGTAATAGCGTGCCACGCTCTCCCCTTCCGTCCACCAAGCGTAGGTGGAGGTGATCTCGGTGCGTTCCAAAAAGACTTCCGGGCCATAAGCGAGAAACTTCTGCACACCCATCGGCTTGCTGTTGCGCGAGCCGTCGGGATTATCCCCGTCCTGTTCGATGATGCCGATCCAGACGAGCGGGTCGGTCAACTCGCCTTTTTCGTCGATTTGCTCTACTTCGACCTTCACGAACCAAAGACCGCGATTGAGATAATCCTTGTAATTAAAACTCTTTTCTTCGGGGAGCAGTCCGGTCCCATAGCGACGCTCCAACTCGGCCGAGGAAATGGTGGGGGCAGCGGTCCAAGAGAGCCAATTGCAAAGCAGCCACGGCACCTCTTCCCACTTATCTTCCCACCGCTCGCGCAAAAATACTTTGTGGCCTTCGGCCCAATAGATTGTCGGCGCAGTGATTTCGATGCGGTCGGGCATGTTATAAAGAAACTCTCAACATCACGCAACCATGAATCGGCACATTGACCGCCGTGAAACCTGTTGCCAATGCTCCGGTACTCGCTTTGGTCCAAAGATTTTTGCCTGATGAAAACGAAGATGGAAATGCGGGATAGGACGTGAGTGTGCTTTGTGCCGTTGTAACGGCGGTTCTTATATCGGCCCACGCAACCGCAATCGATCGCGCGTTCGTGTCGTCTCGATTCAGGAATAAAACCGCCCAATCGCCATTGGCGAGCGGTCGCACCCAAACGTCGGTGTGATTCGTGCCATCGCTGGCAACTCGAATGCCGCAAAGGCTGAGCGAGTCTTGGTTGACGGCGATTACGTCGGCATTAGTCAACGTGGCGATGGTTGCCGCATAGGTTCGCGTCGTTCCGTTATACGCTGCCTTGACATTAGAAGCCGCCGCTGTGGGGTCAAGTTCACACGCGCAAATCATCGGAGCCATCAGGATGGCGTATGTTGAAAATTGCGACTGACCCTCAATATCAGTCAGTCCGCTTCCGACCAGCAGGCAGTCGCAATCGCCATAATAGCCCTGGTGATAGTGGGCGGCATGGGCAACCGAATCATGCGTATCAAACCACGTCCACAGGCTAACAAGATGCGTCGTTGCCGTGGTTGGCCCCGATTGATTATCCGGTCCAAAACGTATCGAATCGGACCCAATGGCATAAGCCGTATCCCCAAATCCCTCATACCCAATGCCAAGATTTAGATGGGTCGAAGCTCCTTGTTTTCGCAGAGCCAAGATCATTTTTTGGGCCTCTTCCAAGACCCACTCATGGCCCCACATCACTTCGCGCTCGCGAGTATTGCGAAAGGTCATATCTAACTGCAACCACTCAACATTCCAATTCGCAAAACTAGCCGCGTCCTGGTCCTCTTTATCGCCGGAGCCGGTGTACCCATAAATGTCAGCACCGATGGCAGAAGAGGTGTAAAAGCCAAACCGCAAGCCCTGCGCTCGCACATAATCGGAAACCGGCTTGATGCCATTGGGGAACTTTGTCGCGTCAGGCAGAATCACGCCAGACGCATCACGCAAGGTTCCGGTATGCGGCTCCCAGCCAGCGGAGAGAATGCAATACTCATAACCATAGGGCTTTAGGATTTGACTGACTGCAACGGAATTTCTCAATACCGTTGCCTCATCCACTACGAAATTATTATTGAGAAACCACGAATCCCACCCCATAACCGGGCGTGTGTTTTTGCCGCTTGGGATCAAAGAACGGACTACCGGAGGTTTCGATTTACTGAAAACTACACCCTTGGGAACGAGATAGTTCTCCAACCACATGTTGATCTGGAGTCGTTCTTCGTCTGTGATTGTGCGGTTGATCCACAACACAATCGAGACTTCGAGAGAGTCGGTCGTGTATGATGGTGTTGCAAACGCCAGACAGCCTACGCCGATTCCAGATAAGCCGCTGTGTGTCAATTCATTTAATTCCACTGCGTTCATGCTCGGTCCGCCGGTACCGACTGCCGGCTTGGACATGACCAGCATCATCGAATCTGGATTTTGCGGATGGCTGATATACGTATCCTGCGAAACCAGGGCAGAACTAGCACCGTTTTGGCCAATCGTGAGGGCACGTGTCGCACCGTGCTGAATATAGATGGCCTGAGTTGCGGCAAGTCGGTCAGTAACCGACAAATCGATAAAGCTTCCCGCAGTGGTCATATTGCTTGCCACTCGACAGACGGCGATGACTGTCCACGCCCCATTCATATCCAGTTCGGAAATCCCCGGGGTAATTGCATATGAAGAAGTTCCGGCCACGCCGGCCGTGTTTCCGCCTCCTAACAAAGTTCCTCGGGAACTGAACACCGGAGCCGGATTTGAACCAACCAGCGACATATCAAGATACGGAGTTTTTTCGTAGGCTTGAAGCGTTGCACCAAGCGTAATTTGGAATCCTGTGACCGTGAAAGGTTTCGTATTTGTCGCTGTATTTTTGATATGAAAATAGTTGTACAGCGATGCGTCTGTGCCGGTGGTGAATGCGGTACTGTAGCGGTAGATGTTTGGGAAATTACCCATTCCCGTCGAAGAGGCCGTTTGCACCCTCGTCACCGTTGCGGTTGGCGATGTGGATTGCCATGAACCTAGCGACAGGTCGGTCGCGTCTGCCGGAACGTAAGACGCATCGTCGAATTTCACAAAAACGCTGAAATTAAACGCCGTGCTGATCGCCATGCCTCCAGCACCTTTGGTCGGTTCAAGCGTAGCTGTTTTTATGCCACCAGTTCCAGCCGGAAACCACACGCCGCCACGGAGCCCGAGATCAGTAATGGGATTAAATGGCGTTGTCGAAACGATGATACCCGATGTTGGCATCGAATCGCCGGGGAAATCCACATCGCTAGCGATGCTAACGGGTTCGCTGTTTTTAGGACTGAGATTCAGCCGCTTGCCGTTGCGAGCCAGATTTTTGATTGTCGTTGTGCCGGCAGCCAATCCAGTAAAATTCCACATGCCCGCTACATCGGCGGGTAGTTCGGGTTTTAGTTTTGTGATGCGGTCTGACAGGACGCGGGCTTGGCGTGCGATATCGGTCACGGAAGACGATGCCGCCTTGAGTTGCGTGGATTGCTCGGTAGAAAGACCCTCGTGACTGTTGCGGAGGGCTTCAATCGCGTCGTTATCGGCCGTTGCGGCTTCGAGCGACGTTCCCCACGCGAGGCTTCCTTCGGCGTTCTCGTCGGAGACCTTGCCGTCGGCCGCGGTGAATAGTTCCGCGTCGGCCGCGATCGCCTTTGCCGCGATCGCCTTGCATGTGCCGACTGCGGTTCGCCAGCGGATGGTCACGGGATCGCCGGCTTTGAGAACTAGGTTATCGGTGGTTCCAATATCCTTGTCGGAAATTCCGGCGATATAGGCCACGCCGTTTACGAGCTTCACCCGCACACGCCTGGGCATCGGTTCGCCGGCCACGGCACTCATGCAATTCGATTCGCGGATCTGGCTCATGATTATTCCCTTTTTATGCTTATAACCTATAGTCCTATAAACCCACTTGGAGCTTACCCAAATACCAAGAATCACCCAAATATCAAGATTATCTGATAGTCTCCCACGGCTGTGATGTCAAGGGTTTTGTGGGTTGCATCGATCGCCGTGAGCCCGCCGGCGAAGTATTTTTGAAAGCTGCCGGCAGGCGGAATCGTCTCGTTGCCCGTAGCGCCATTGAACGCATAGCCGTTAGCCGCCCCTTTGGCGATCACCACCGGATTGGCCGCGTCGAGATTATGCACTAAGATCGCTTGGAGCTTCAGCCCGTTGGCGTTCACGGTTTGCCCGACCGTGCGAGTGAGCGCGGTGAAATCGAGAGTCTGATTTCCCGCCAGTTTTGCTGCCCAACCTTTCGTGGCCGCGGGCGTGGTCGCCGAGTTGAGCTTGATCGACTTGGCGAAAAGATCGTTGGTGACGTTCCGATTGTTTGACGCCGGCAGCTCGGCCGAGGTGAATTGTTCTAAAAAGGAGATGAAAAATCGGGCGGTGGCGCTGATGGAGGACATTTTGAACTTTCATGAAGTGGGTGTGGCGATCGAAAAAAGGTCCCATTCGCACGTCAAAAGGGCCTGGTTATCGGGATTGAATCCGCCAACAGGCGTGACAATGGCATGTAGGTCGATCAAATGGACGTCGAGGACGATCACCTTAAATCCCTCTGCGGACATCGGCTGATCTTCCCAAACCAGTTCCACGGGATCGCCGCCGATCAGTTTTCGATATTCCTCATAACCCCAGCGGCCTTCCTTGATATCCGAGCAATCGGTCACTGAGCGGAGCTTGAACGGACGCCCATGCTCGGCATCGAGCCACACGGAATTCCCGCGGACGCCGGCACGGCCGATCACGATCGTATTCTCCCGCGGCGGCTCAGGGTGGCCGTGCAGGGCGATGAACTCGAATTGTGCGATCGAGTTTTGCATCTTTTTCCTATTTTCACGGAAAGTGTGAAAAATCTAAATAATGTCGCCAATTGGTTACAGTTCAAAAATTACTTCTTTTCGCCATGCTGTTGACGGTTGTTTTGCACGGCCGTGGGATGGGGCGTGTTGCTTTGCCGAGCTATGTCCGCTCGCAATCCCACAATTTCGGCGTGAAGTTTTTCGGCAGCCGCTTCTTGGTTTTTCAAGTGATCTTCAAGGATTTTAGCCTGCTGGACGTTGGCCGCATCGGTTCCAGGAACAACATAGCCTTCTGGTTGTTGATAATTTCCGCCACGCAGTTGAGTTATCCGATCTTTAAGAATATCTTTGTATGCCTGCTCATTGCCGACTCCGAATCCGCGACCTAAATTCCATTCAATCCAGTTACCGGGATTGGATCTCAAGTATCCGGCCCCACTTTCGCTCAATAATTCTGCCAGTCCCGGTTTTTTAGGATCGCCTGTTGAGCGAGCAAATATCCCTTCAATAGCGCGCTCCTTTCCGGCCAACGATGTTTGCAATTGCGCAATTGTTGCCGTGCCGCCTCGATCTTCACCTGCGACGACTTGTCCAAACGGCTTTTGCATCAGGTCGATTTTCGTTTCCGCTTGGTTCCCCATCTCGCTCAGCGGGATGTTCATTTCTTTCATGGCTTCTTTGAACGCCTCCGCACCGGCTCCTTGACCGGTGATGATTTGGCGGATCGCCGCCTTTTGCTTTTTCTCGACCGATAGGTCGCCGAGAACGCGTTCCATCTCCTTCGGATTCTGCCGCAAGTAATCGATCCGCGACATCCAGTCCTTGAGACCGGTGCCTTTGGCCAGGAGAATCTTCTTCATCACCATCGACTTGGGGTCAAGACGGTAATCGTATTTATTCTCCTCGGGGAGGTAACGATCGAGCTGCTCGACCAACCCGATCGCGGCGTTAGCGGATCGACGGCCTTCCACGTCGGCCGAGGCCTGGGTGATGGCGGCAATCAGCGCGCCGGATTGCTGAGCGGTGCCACCGTATTCCTTCACGCCGATCACGCCGCCGGATAAGTTTTTGGCGATTTTTGCCCAATCGGTCAGTCGGCTTTGTTCACCGATCTTTTTCAAGAGACCGAGGTTGGCCATCGGATCTTCGGACATCGTCGCTTTGCGAAGATCGAGCACCGCACCAGCCACTTGCTCGCGCGTCTCCGGTGAATCCGGCGCAAACCGCATGGAGGCTTCCATCGCCGCCAGCGTCCGCGGCCGATTGGCCTGGGAAGCGGATAGCCCGCTCGCGGCCTCGGCATAGACTGCCGCCATCCCGCCTTTGGGCTTATACTTCGTGTTCAGATCACGAAGCTGCTGATCGAAGTTGTTTTGTTCTTTTTCCGAAACATCGCCGATATTGCGAAGCATGCCCATTTGGGCATCGGCTTCAGTGATTGCTGTCTCTTTTGCCCGTCGCTCCACTGCGTGCTTATGCTCGATCGCCGCCGTCACCGCATTGATGGCCGTCTCGACGGAGAGGTAACCAATCGCCATATTTTTAATGGTGGAAAGTTGATTATTTGCCCATCCAGCAGCAGCCGAATGCGCAGAGGTCATCTTTTCCGCCGAATCGGCCGACTGCCGTACCGCTTTGCCGTAGGTCTCTTGATCGATGAGATTCTTTTTAAGGAGAACGTTCAGTTCGAGAAGTTTTTGCCGATGCTTTTCCATCGGCGATGCCGTGTCTTCATAAACCCTCTGCGCCGCACGAGCGAGGTTTTGCTGCTCTTTGGCCGCATCCTTGCTCGCCTGGTTGATTTTTCGGGTGCCCCCCTCGACGCCCTTCAGCCCTTCCGTCATCTTTTGCAGCGCGGACCAGGCCCGGGCTTCGTCGGAAGTCATGATGACAGAGAGAGTGGACATGATGGTGCAATAAAAGGATCATTTCTGAACGACTAAAACCGGCTGCATGCGTTCCGGATCGGCGTAACCTTCGGCAAGTGCCCACAAGTCTGGCAGGCTCGGACGGTATCCTACGGCGTGGCCCCGGGCCCAGCGGACAAATCGCAGGAAGCGAGGGCTTCTCTTTTTTTTTGCAACTCGACCAGTCCCGGCAGATCCACCAACTGATTGAGGACTTCGTAGGCCTTTTTCTCGGTCAACAGTCCGAGCATCGCAACCTCCGCCCGGCCGACGGCATAATTCGCCGAAAGCACTTTCGCTGCGGCGTCAAAAATATCGGACATCAATTCAAACTTGACGACGTAACCACCCTCCTCATTCTCCTGCTTGGAATCCATCGCGGCGACCATGTCCGCGAACCAACGATCGGCAATTTGCGAGATCTCCGAAAAACGGGGAAGAATCCTGCCATGCACCCATTCGCCGGCATCATTGAGATCAAGGGTATCCGGCAACTTGTTCGTGACCGTGGATCGGCCGCCGTTGTCGGACGCTTCCAACGCGATCGGGATGATCCATTTGTTGCCGTCCAGCAGTTCGACCAATCCTCCCGCCAGCGAATCTGGCCGCAAAAGATCCTCCGGCATTGGGCGTTCGTCGTTATAAAAGCCAACCCAGGCGTTCTGATTAACGCCCGGCAGTTTTCGCCAGGTCTGCTTCTCCGGCCAGTAAGCAAGCTGCTCAGAAGGCATGCGTGTGCATTCCGAAAATAAAGCGCCGTCGCCCCGATCAGGACCGCCCTTGATGTCGCGTCGGTTGAGGGATTTTTCCAGCGCGTAGCCGAGGCTTTTTTCTTGCAGAGTCTTTATATCGACGCCGCTTTGAACACCGGGAACGTAATATAAAAATGCGGTCATTTTTTATAAAAGGGGGAAGGCGGAAGGTGGAAGGCGGAATAAACGGTTTTTGGTCTTAGGATTTGGGTCTTAAGTCTTGGCTAACTAAGACCTAAGACCCTATACGATCTCCACGTCGCCGGCGGCGATCGCGTCGGCCAAATTCCTGACCGTGATCGCATCGGGAAGCTGAACTTCGGCCAACGGAGTGCCGATCTGGAGTGGGATGCCGCCCAAAACCATCTCGCGCTTGACGCGGATCGTGGCCGAGGATGGATCGTCGATTTTTTCGGGATCGAACATTTTTTTATCCTTTCATTACGGAATGGCCGACGCGGGATTGACGATCAACGGCAGATTGGTGCCGTCGAAAACGAGTGGCATTTTGCAGGTGATCTCAGCGGCGTTGTTACCGGATGCGTCGAACGGCTTATCGATATAGGCCAGTCCAGCAGCCGTGAATTTGATATGGGAAGTGGTTGTCGTGGGGACGAACGTGCCACCGCTAGCTCGCTTCTGCAAATAAATGCTGGTATCGGTGTGCGTACCCGCTTTTCCGGCCAGTGTGATATTCGTCGCTTTGAACCATTCGGAGTCCATGCCCTTGAAGCTAAGCACAGTCTGGATCTGCCGGATAGAACAAAAAGTGTCCCAGATGTCGCTGTCGGCGCTATCGGCCAGCACGTCGAGGCCGAAATCGATTTGGAAATCGGTTTTTTCGCCCAAGGCGACGCCACCGACCGTGGCTGGTCCCAACGTAAATTTTTCGTCCTCGCCCGAGACGATCGCCGGCAACGCAACTAGGTCGGAGAGGATTAGCGGATCGCCGCCTCCGCCGCAGATGACGATCAGTTCATAGGTCAGGGTGGCATTGCCCTGATGCGGCACGGAAAGCGTTCTGGGGGCGAGGATGCCCGCGAGGAATTGATAGGAGCGGTGGGAGGAGCCGGTGGCCCGCGTGCCGCCTTGCACATACGCCTGCGCGTAGAATTTCGCGCCGCCGGTGAGCGTGGCCAGGCTGACGCCGGCCGTCCCGCTGGCTGCCAGGGCCGAGGCGATCGCCTGCGTGGTGAAACCGGGGGCGATCTTTTGCGAATACATCGCCATGAAGCGGGCGAACACCTGGCCGCTGGTGAATTCGCCTTTGACGTCGGCATTGTTGGCAATGTTCTGTTGGGTGATGCCGCCGAGAACCGAGGCGCCAAGCCCGATAGCATAGAGGCCGTGTTTTCTGCTGACGCTCATAAAATGTTCCTTTTCTAATTATGCCAACGTATCCGAAATATCCGAATAAACACTCACCTCGCGGGCGTACTCGAGCGTCTCAAACTTGGCATCCAGTCTCGCGTTGAACATGCGAACAATGATTTCACGGTCCGCTTCCGAAAACCTAGTTAACTCGTCCGGCATGTCGATTTTCGTATTGGGATTTTTCCAATTCGCTTTCTGACAATTGGGTAAAGTCGTCTTGCACTGGCTCCCCGAGCTGGTCGCGGTTGCCGTAATGCCGGCGACGTGACTTTTCTGCTCAAGTTCCCCCGACCATACCAAAGGTTTCTGATGTCCCCACTTTTTTAATTTTTTCCCCTGGTACGTGCTGTTGAATGCTTTTCCGGATACCTGGTCTCCCTTACGGGCCATGTAACCATATTCCCTCCCCCCTTCTTCAGTGAAGTGTTTTGGGAGAATATGTTCATGCCAAAAGTGAGCTACTTCAATCCAGGCGTCGCGCACGATCTGGTTGAATTGGCTCTGACGCATGTTGGAAGAGCCGGGCACCGGACCGGTGTATTTGATGCCCATGCTGAGGATGCTCATGATTCATCTCCTCAGCTTCCCTTCCAATCGACTCCAATTTCACACCATTGATAAAGGTCCTCGGTCGGCAGTAGCAGTGGATGCGTCCAATAGGGACCGTCGAACGTGAGCCGCTCGAAACACAAATAGCCTGCCTGGCCGGAAAGTGTGGCCAACTGGTCGATCAACTCCCCGCAAAAGTTCGAAAACTGTTGGTTAGCGTCCGAGGTCGGATCGTTGCCCAAATTCTCGGGACAATTCTGAAAAAGCGTCACTTCCAGCTTGCCGGAGGCGTCATATTCGGCGTGGGATCCAAAAGACCCAAACGAGAGACTAAAGCCGCCCGAGGCTTTCGTATTCACGAGCGCATACGGACGGAGCGATTCGAGCTGCTCCTTCATGTAGGTCTTTTGGCCTGCCGGAGGCTTTGGCAATCCTTCCAGATAAATATGCGAAAGAGCCTCGGCCTGGTTGCCGGTTTTGCACCAGGTGCGAAAAGCGGCACAGTCCGCAAGCTGAAGCTTGAGGTGTTGCTGTGCCAGGCTGATCGATCCGGAGGGCGTGGTCATTTTTGGACTAGGGACGATTGTTGGGGGGCAGGGAGCGGGTAATCTCCCCCAACGATTTCTGCATGGCCATCATGTTGCTCTGCACGGAGGTCATGTTATTCTCGAGGAACGCCACCCGCTGATTGATCGATGATGCCCACCAGATCAGCGAGCCGGCTTGGACAATCAACGCCGCAGTGATCGTCGCGGCGGCGGAGACCAAATATTTTTTCAATCCATCCGATGCGCATCTACGCAAACGAGCGGTTTGCATCGGGACCGTGGCAGCCGGTTTTTCCACGGCCGTTTTTTTGATGCAGGTCTTTTTCATGATTGCTCCCTGTTGGTTGCCCCTCATTTTTTTCGATAACCGGCCTTAGCCTGTTCCACGAGGCCGATCCGCACCAAGCGGACAACGGCCGAATTCGCGGTAAGCGATTCGACGGACTCCAAGGCATAAACGACCTCGCCGATCGCAAAGGTGCCGATGTCCACGTTGGGCGTCCAAAATGGCAAACCTTCTTGATGCGGGAAATCGGCGCTCCGCACCTGCTTCCAGGAACGTGAGCTGCCATCCATTCCAAAAATCTCTTCCTGACGCTCGCCGGCGAGGGTGGCGGTGAAGCAGCCCGCCGGCGTGCCGTCCGGATGAAAATACAGAACGCCGTTCTCCTCGGCGTCGGCCAAAAACTCCTCGATGAGAGGCTGGCCCAGTTCGGACATCATCTGATCGAGGAGCGACATTTTTTGGTTAATCCACTTGATGGGCAAAATCGTTTCGGATTGCATCCACCAAATAATTGAGCGTGATTCCATCGACCAGCAGCACTTCGCCCAAGAGCACACCCGGCTCATACGGAACGTCGGCGATCGTCACCGGCCGACGCGTCCGAACCTGGATCGTTTTGGCCACGGTCACCGCCGGATCTGCCGACGCTGTTTCGACGGGAGCAGCGGGAGCCGATTTGAGCGCGGCATTCTCCGCGTTGGCCTCGGTGAGTTGCTTGTTAAGCTGGTCGATCTCCTCGTCCTGCTTGGCGATCCATTCGTTGAGCTTGTCAACTTGGGAAGCCTCGGTGGTTTCGGTCGGAGCCGTGGCGGCGACTTCCACGACGACAGGCTCGCTGGCGGTTGTGGTTTGGCCCACTTCCGCCGAAACGGTCGCACTGTCGGCCGTCTGTGCGGCGTCCGGCTTCAAGTCCGATTCGTCGGACGTCATAACCGAGGCGGCGGTTTCCGGGCCATTTTGAACACTTTGGTCCGAAGTCGAATTTTGGTCAGCTTCGGTTGCCGTCGGTAAGGACGGCTCCGGGGACGCGGTCGCAACCGTTTCGGGTTGCGGCGTTGTCCCCGGAGCGACGCCGGGATCGGTGGCAACAGCCTCCTGAGTCGCATCCGTCGCCACTACCGTTTCGGTGTCGGGCGTGGAATTTGGGTTATGAGCCGATTCCTGGATCGACTCGGGGGCTGCGCTGGTCGCGGTTGTCGAATCGGCGACGGCTTTTTCTTCCGTTTCCGATTGTGGGGCGGCAGCCGCTTCCGTTTGGGTATCTTGAACGGGATCCATGATGGTTCTCGCAAAGGGTGGTTTTTGGTTTCAGCACATCGCCCCAGTCTAGGTTTTCATTTCTAGCAACATCACCGTTATTCGGTGATATTGCTCAGCAGGTGGCCACAGGCCGTATAAAGCAATTTTTCGTGAACCTGATGTCGGGCACGGACCACATCACTGCGGATCCGCTCTTCCCAGTAAGTCTCCACGAGGCCGTCCGCCTCCGAGCCGTCATCGGTCCAGTGGAAGGTTCGGCCAAGGCCGGGTTCTTGGATATCGTTGGTGGTGCAGATACGCGCCACCATCGCGTATTCGCTGCTCCAGATCGACGAGATCGAACGCGTCTTCGCCTCGTTGGCCGTGTTTTTCGCACCGCCGGCGACGAGGATATAATCGAGGTCGAACACTTCCGCCAGTTGCTGGGTGGTGATGTCGCGGGCTCGCGTGGGGAATCCAGCACCCGCGCTTTGGATCGCTTCCTTGATCTCATCGAGCGTGCGCAGGTTGTTGAAAACCAAGCGGTTGATGATCAGGGCGTTCGGCCACAGGCCGGTCCCCTCCCAGACCTTGGTTTTGGCGGCGTTCACGTCGGCAATTGGCGTCGCGGTCGAGAGGTTACTCTTGCTCCACTCCTTGGTGACGGCCGTGGTCAGGGACGCGCCGGTCCAGGTGGTGGCATTGAAGATCAAATCCGCCGAGCGTTTCTCGGCGTTGCGCATGACGGCGTCCACGGCGCGATTGGTGCAGACCGCTTCGGCGTCGAACAAGTGGCGGTACTTCCGCTTCGTGTTCTCGTCGATCGGCTCTTCCGCACCTTGCTCTTCGGTGGAATAGGAGTCCTTGTCGAAATCCCAATCACCGCGGCTGTAGCCGGTGCCCGGCTTGCGGCTGGTGTCGCGGTCCTGCAACAGTGACTCCAGCTTGATCTTGTAAATCGTGTCGCCTGCCAGATCCACATCCAGGATCGGCAAGACGCGGTGGCCGATGAACCCGCTTTGGTCTGCCGCGAGGTTGAATTCCATCATCGAGCCACCGAGGTCGGGACGAAGGGTGGCGATCGCACTTTTAGAACCGATCATTTCTATTCTCCGGTAATTTTATTGTAAAAGGATAGGATTGGTTGGAACGATTCCCGGCGTCCCGTTTGATTACAATCGCTTGCCTGCGCGACGGCTTAGGCGTGTGCGGAGTCGCCGTGGGCCATGCGGAGGACCTCAATCACCTCGCCATCGGCACCGGCCGCCTCGAGGGCCGTGCCGATGAGAAAAGCGCCGGTTCCCCCGGTGTCGGAAATTTTCCCGCTAGCCGCCGTCCAGACCTCCGCGTCCGCGGCGATCGCTTTGGAGGCCACCATTTTGCAAGTTCCCGCCGCGGATCGAAGCCGCACGGTGGCGCTGTCGCCGTCGGCAAAGGTGGCGTTTTCCAACGTGCCGAGTTCTTTGTCGCCGATGCCGGCGGCAGCCAACTTCCCGGACGAGCGGATCACGCGCAAATATTTTGCCAGCGCTGCGCCGGCGGTGAAGCCCTTGCAGGGGCTCTCGGTAAATTGGCTCATGTCAGATCTCCCGTTCTAAAAAAGTATTTTCGATTTGCTTTGCAATGCTTGCCTCTGATTATTTGATTCGATGGAAGAGCGTTATTTCTCTTCATGCCGCGGATGAGCCGCGTTATAGGCCGCGACAAAGGCCTGCCGCAGTTCGGGATTCTGCCTGCCGATAATCCCGCAAGCCGTCTGGCGATCGCATTTACGGGCGCTCATCGTGGCTTGGAGTTTTTCATTCCATTCGGCGATCGGATCGCCGGTGACTTCCGTCGCGATTTGCGTGCCGCTGCCGAGGGCATCGACGCCCAGAGCGGGCTTTTTCTCGGCCGCTTTGGCCTTCGCCTCGGCCAGTTCTTTTTCGGTCGCCTGCAGGCGGGCGTTTTGCTCGGACATGAATTCCTGCTGGGCCTGGGCGAGCGTGGCGCTCTTCTTGAGCTGCTTGCAGAGGAAGTCGGCCGACGCGCCCGGGCAGCCCGATTCGAGCTCGGCGATCGTGGCCGCGGCGGGGACGTTGGAAGCGGCCTGGGTGGACGTGGTGATTTGCTCGGACATGACAGCATTACTCCGTAACGAGGAATTTTGGTTATTGGTTCGCGAAGATGACGAAGAAGCGGCCTGGACCTGCAATTGGGCCAGAGTCGCATCGAACGATTGGATGCCGTCGATCAATCCCATCTTTAGGGCGTCGCCGGCGAGATGCACACGGCCGTCGGCCAACTCCTCGGCTTTCGCCAAAGGGATATTCCGTCCGGAAGCGACCGCGGCGGTGAATTCGACTTGCGTCGAATCGACCAGAGATTGGAAGTGGGCTTGCTGCTCGGCGGTGATTTCGGTACCGGCGAAACCGGCCGCTTTGTGGGAACCGGTTTTGATCACCACGGCCTTAACGCCATTCATCGCGGCGTTGGCCGAATAGTCGTAGAGACCGATGAAGGTGCCGATCGAGCCGATCATCGCCGTGGCATCGTTGGCAAAAATCTTTTGGCACTGGCTCCCGACCCAATAAGCAGCCGAGGCGCATAGGTCCTCAACGAAGGCCACACAGGGCTTTTTCTGAGCCGCCGCCGAAACTTCCTTCGCCAGGTCAGCCGTGCCGGCGGTTGTCCCGCCAGGCGAATCGATGCGCAGCAGAATCGCGCCGACAGTCTCGTCATTCGCGGCGGAGCGGATCGATTGCCGTAAACGGATAAGCGAGCTCGAGGCGGAGAGGGAACTGCCGCGTTTCATCAGCGTGCCGCTGACGTCGATCACGGCGACGTTTTTTTCCTCAGCGGCAGCCGGCTTCCTGACGCCCGTCGCGGAGAGCATTCCAGCTTCATACGCTGCCTTGCTCTGCTTCGGATCCGAATTCTCGCTTTCGACTTGCAATTGCAAGCGGACATGCTGGCCCAAATCGATCTTGGAAACCCGATCGAACATCTGCATGAAACGCGTTTCTTCCACCGCCCATAGACCGAAATACTGGTCCAGGTGCAACGGTTCGTTGCGGATCGGTTCGAGATTGATTTGAGTTGTCATGATTAAGCGGCCACCTGGTTGCTATTTTGTTGGTTCTCGGGCTGCAACGAAACGTTGACGCCGTCCGGGCTCGGCAAAGAAGCGATCTCCCGCCAGGTGACTTTTAATTCGGGATATTTCTCGTTGAGCTCCTGAGCCTTCAAAAAGGCTTTCTCGATAAGCATCGCGTTATCTTCCGTGATCTCCGTCGAGATCTTGTCCCAATTGAGCCCGCGTTCAGCGCATTGCCGGCGGCGGCTGATGAGGGCATTGCGAATGCGTAAGAGGTCGGCGGCGGCGTCCTGATACGGCTGAATGTACGGCCACGTGGGCGTGCTCCAGCTATGCCGAAAAATGGAAATACCGGACTTTTCCGCTGCGTTTCGCAGTGCGGAGTCCTCGTTCATCCATTGGCGAATCTTCCAGACGAAGCACGGCCGATGAAATTGTCCCTTGAGGTCGCGTTGGCGATCGCGGAAACCGAGACGGGCCTGCTCGATCGCTCCCCGCCAGCCGCTGAAATTGGTCTCGCTTCCGTCCATTAACACCATCACCAGCGGCAGACCGAGGTTGATGCCGATCAACGTCAGAATGAGCTTGACGTGTGGAAAAAACTCTGGACTGGGAACCTGGGGGCAGTCCAGTTTGTATTTCGATCCCGGTTTCCCCTTGAAAAACATTCCCGGTCCCACGCCTCGGAGCATCGCATCGACACCGCGGGCAATCGCGCTTTGGCTCGATTCGGAATTTTCCTTGATGGGCATGCCATCGGTGGGAAACGTATTGTCCAACTCTTCGAAGATCGCAAAGCAGCTTGCCACCTGGTGCTTCACGAGCGTGGCGAAATTGATGTCCTCAAACATCCCGCAAAGATCGAAGATCGGCGCGAAGGAGGTAATGCCGCGGGTCTGCGATATGCGTTTTTGACGAAGGAGAATGTGCCAAATCTGCTTATAGCCTTCTCCGTCACGAGCCGCGTACTTTTGGATATCGCTCACGCGATTGACCGCGATTAGCGGATTCACATCTTCCTTCGTGAACCAGTATTCGAGATGCCGGCGGGTGGCCGGATCGCGCTTGATGCCGCAGACCACGTTTTGGGTGGTATTGCGCGGCGTCCGCAGGCGATGGGCCTCGGCCGCTTCCAGTTTCCCCGACTTGTTCGGCAAAATGCAGATGTCGCCGTCGAGATCGGAATGACGCAGGGTGAGCTTTTCAAAATCCCAAAAAGAATGCTCGCCGGCGAGATCGCATTGCTCGGGATCGTCGGCCCATTCGTCCCACCGGGCCTTTAGATCTTTGTCGATCGACTTATCGCCAGTGTCCGGGTCGAGCACGAATCCATCCTGGACCGTATTCGAGACGGCGCGATCGAGAACCTGGCCGACAATCACGTCGTTGCGGTCCATGTCGCGGGCGTCTTCCATCATCCGCAGATAGTCCGATTCGTTGCGGACATGCCAATCTGCACCAGAACCGAGCGAATTCACGCCCGTTCGCCGGCGACGAAAGCGCGAGGACTTCGCGGCGGAATAATCGCTACGGAGTTCTTCGAAATTGTCGGCAAGTGTCGGACTGTTGCGGGACATATCAATCGCGGAAGTTGCGGAAATCGGAATATTGCACGGATTCTTGTCGCGGTGCGTTCATCGCCAGCCAGCGTTTGGCCTCATCAATTTGATCCATAATGAGCCGCGGCTCCATCTCGATCTCCTCGCTGGCCGGACCGCCGCGGGCCACGCGGCGGGGGATCTTTAATAACAGAATGCGGCAGGCGGTGATGAAGGCGCGGGCCTTCGTCGCGTCGCCATCCTCAGCGTAAGAGGCGTTGTCGGCGTAGGCGTCGAGAATCTCTTGGCGGGTGCTGGAGGAATTGAGGGCGGACATTTTTTAAACGATAACCGGCCAAGTGGCTCAATTCTGCGCGAGTTTGCCAAAAAACTTTTCGGAAGTTCCGGAATTTTTGAGCCGCGCATGTCGCCAATTGGTTACACGCGCGGCTCATTTCTTTTCGCGGACCGCTTTCTTGCCGGTGAATTTTTGCCACCGTTCGACGATCACGTCGCAGTAGAGAGTGTCGATTTCTACTAAAAATGCATTCCGTCCGGTCTGCTCCGCGGCAATCAGCGTGCTCCCGGATCCACCGAAGAGGTCCAACACGTTTTCGCCCGGGTGCGTCGAGTACTGCATCGCACGAATGGCAAGCTCAACGGGCTTTTCCGTAAGATGGACCATGTTTTGCGAGCTGACCTTCTTCACGCACCAGACGTCGGTAATATTGTTGGGCCCATAGAACTTATGCGCGGCGCCTTCCCGCCAACCGTAGAAGCACCATTCGTGGTCGCCCATGAAATCCTTGCGCGTCAGAACCGGATGCTGCTTGTGCCAGATGACGGTTTGTGAAAAGAATAAACCGCTCTCCTTCAGCGGGCGCGGATAGTTCGCGCAGTTCGCATAGCCGCCCCAGATATAGAAGCCACGCCCGGGCTCGAGAACACGGGCGATGTTACCGAACCAGGCGGAGAGCAGCTTTTCAAAATCCTCTTCCTTGAGGAAGTCATTCGCCAGCGGCCGATCCTTCGCGCGTAGCTTTTTATTGGTCGGCTGGCACTTCGAGGGATCGCGGGCGGCATCAAAGCGTTGATGGTGAACCGCAGGAAGTCCTTTCCCGCCGGCGGCAATCGCGTTATTGCTCCGCGGTTCCACTTTCACATTATACGGAGGGTCAGTATTTACAATCTGGATCTTCGCGCCGGCGAGAAGTCGATCGACGTCCTCGGGCTTCGAACTGTCCCCGCACAATAAACGGTGATTGCCAAGAATCCAAATATCACCCGGGCGCGTGTTCGCCTCGTCAGGCGGCTCGGGGACTTCATCGGGATCGGTTAACCCGGGCGCAATGCCATCCAACTGAGAAAGGATCTCTTCGCGGAGATTATTTAACAACAAGCCCGCGTAGAGATCGGGTTTCTTGTCCCCCAGCTCGGCCAGCAGCGAAGAGAGCACCGCCGCGTCCCAGGTGGCCAACTCGGCCGTGCGATTGTCGGCGATCGCGTAGCCGCTCGCAGAGTTGGGATCGTCGGTTACCCAGACGACGGCCACGAATTCCCAGCCGAGGCGCTTGGCCGCTTCATAGACGGCGTTGCCGGCCTCGATCTGGGATCCACAGCGATTAACGACGATCGGTTTTCTCTGGCCGAACTCCTGCAGGCTGGCGACGATCGCTAGGATGTTTTTCTCGTCATGTTGGCGCGGCGCCTGCGGATCGATCTTCAATTTCGCGAGCGGTTCGGCCAACGGCCGCAAATCTTCCGCAATATAGGCATAATCGGCCTTTTTTTCTTTCTGCGGGGCCGCTTTCTGTGACCTAGATTTTTGCTGTTGTGGTTTCTGAGTGGTTCGACTGCGCATAGCAAGAGTCTCCGTGCGGAATGGCACGTCGATCTGCTACTTAGGTCGATGTGTTAGGCCGGCCGGAGAGTTACAGCTCTTCGGTCGGCCGCTTTTAGGTTTGGAAAGAAACAAAAATTATTCGATGGGGATTTGCTCGAGCAGCCAACGGACGGCGTCGGCCGCTTTAATGATGCGTTTCCCCGACTTCAACGTTGCGCCCGCGGCATCGAGGCCGAGGGTGATTTTTCGAAGTGCGATCGCCTGGTCCAGATTGATCTGGGCCTCAAGGTGGCGGGAGACGTGATATTTCCCCGCGCGGACCTGGTCCATCGGCACCTCGCCGATCGGCAGCCCAATACAATATTCTTGGCAACGCAGGCCAGGCTCTAAGATTTTCAGTCCGCCAGCAAGCGTTTTTCCCAAGAATTCATTGCCGTCGAAGGTTTCGGCTGGAATTTTAGAAGCCTGGGAAGCGACTTGAGTCGTGTAATTCATGACATCCTGAAAGTCGTTAGGCGATTCGGAAACGGGCGGTTTTTCCTGAAACATGTGATTGGCAAATTCTTCATTGCCGTTCGGAGTTGTGACCATCACTCGTCCATCGGGAAGCGGAGTAGCTCGCGTCTTCATTAATTCCTCGACACGATCGCCGTCGGCATCCGATCCTAACGACGGCAAGGGGCTGGACAATTCGTCCGTTTCACTTGTAGATGATTTCGCCTCATCCAAAGTGGGTTTCGCTTGATCCAGAGCAGCTTGTGTCTCAGCCGGAGCGGTTTTCGTTTCATCCGGAGCTGCTTTTGTCTCAACCGAAGCCTTCGGGAGCTTTTGCACAAATGCAAACGGATCATCCGTTTCGCGGGCCTGGCGGATCAGTTCGTCGATCGACATGCCGGCGGTTTGCTCGGTGATGCCGAGTTTCTCAATTTCGGTGCGAAGCTGCTTGACGGTGGGACGGGGAATGTTTGACATACTAAAAAGTCCTTTGCTTGGGAAAATTAGCGATCGGTGATGGAGAACGGTCGGCCGTCGGGGAGCGTGAGGCTGGGGGTGGCGTCCTGCGCCGTGTTCGCCGCGGCCGGTGAGGGTTGATTTTTCAAAAGACGCATGCCGCTCAGATGGGCGGCGACGAAATTGTTATAGGCCGTATCGAGCAGATGGTTTCCCTTGCGGTGCTTGATCCAGCGGGTGTAGGATCCCTTTCCTTCTTCGAAAAACTCCTTCGGTTCCTCGGCCGTAAAATGTTTGGAAAGCGTAACGTGTTCATTGCGATTGGAGGAAAAATAAAACTCGATCGAGCCATCTTCGCCGGCGTCGGTGCGGCAGGCATTGAAGAGCTGCGTCTTCCAGTAATCCGCGTTGGAGTCGCAACGAAAGGATTGATGCTTAGGGACGAAGACAACATGGTATTGATCGCCGATGAGCTTCACTTCGGCATCTGTTTTTTTGGGTTCCCGATAATGCTTGTATCGTTCCTGGCTTTGGCCGTAGCCGATCGCCGGCAGAAATCGTCTATCCGTTTCTTTCTCGTGAATGAACTCATAGACCGGATCGGGATACCAGGCGCAATCGACCAGAATCCGCTGAGGATTACGAACGATGCCTGAAGGCGTGAGCCACTCCTTGCCGAGGACCATGTCGTCGCGAAAGCTGCCAAGCGCCGCTAAGATGGCCTTTTTCTCGGCCTTGATCTTTTGCTCACCTTCCACGTTGGTGACTTTCCAAGGGACTTCAAACGTACCATAGTCGCAGATGATTCCCCGAAAACCCTGCATCCATGCACAGAGCATCCAATGGAAATAGCGTTTTCCCAGATCGACGGCCATCGTGACCTTGAGCGCTTCCTCGGGGATAAGTCCCTTGGTGTAGCGGCGATCGGCAAAGCGCCGGCGAACGACCTCGGCATCGAGCGGCGAGTTGTCGAAGTCGGGCGGCTTGTAGGGCGTGACCCAATAGAATTGGCATAGTTCGCGTTCGGCGGAATCGCCATCGCTGCCGTGGACGACATTCCATTCGAGTTCGCCGACCTCGCCGGCCGACATGAAGGTATTATTAAAACAGTTCCAACGAAACCCATACGTATCGGTGTCCGGTAAATCGCCGGTGATGTTCCCAAAACGATCGATGCTTTGCCCACGGTGAACCAGCTTGGCGTTTAGGTTCATCTCGATGCGATCGGCTTCCGTGAGAGGATCGCCGCAATTCGGACAGGCATAATGCGCGAGCTTGTGGGCCTCTCGCGCCGACTCGGCTTGTTGCCAACCCATCAAGTGCGGCCGCTCGATCGTCACGTATTCTTCGCAATAGGGGCACGGGCAGGCGATCCGGGATGCGGTTCCCGATTGAAAGGTTGTCCAGATTCGTCCCTTCTCGATCGAGACCGTGCATTCGAGAAACAGCCGGCGTTGCTCTTCCTTGAAACTCTTCGCACGGGCGGCCATCTGCCGAATCGGATCGGCTTCGCGGCTCGACTCGCCGGCCGTGTCGATCTTGTCGGCCTCGGTGATGACCACGATGCGAGCGGTTTCCGACGAGCGGTTTTCATCGCCGCCGGCACCCGACATGAACGTGAGAATGGAGCCGTTGGTGAAATGGATTTCTTCCGAAAATCCGCTCTTGCTGCCGCGTCCGAAGGTCGGCAAAAAGACCCGATAGCGCGAAGCCATGATGGCGGGAAGGATTTCCTTGAGCCATTTCTTCTCGCCCAACTTCATCGTTGGAACGCCCACGATCACCGGTTCGTTGTACTCGAAAAGAAAGTACATGATGACGGCCGTGAAAGCGATCGTGGTTTTGCCGCTTTGCACGCAACCGGTGATGGCATACTTGCTCCAGCGAGAATTATCGATGTCCATCGACAGCAGATTAGTGTATGGCTGGACGTCGAGCTGGATTTTTGTGTTTTTATGTTCCCCCTTGGGAATCACGAAGTCGCTTACGAGAAATTCACGAAACGTCCGACGTTGAGGCATGCGCGCATGCTCAACCAGCCAGGCAAATTCTTCCCGTAGGGGATTATTGCTGTGGAGCGCAGCCACCATCGTCATCACCAAAATGATTATCGATTTCGCGAGTGACATCTTCCCAGGCGTCATTGAGGATTTTTTGGGCCTTCGCCCCAAACTGTTTCAGAAGTGCTTCGTTCGCTTTTTTCATGCGGTCCGCGATGATGATGAATCCCTTGCGGACATCGTCGCGGCGGATCCAGATTTTGAGGTCACGTTCGTAAGCCAGTTCTTCCCGCTTGGTCCGGACCTCGCGGAATTGCTCCAGCGCGGGGCTCGAGCAGCCGGCATAGTCGGGATCGTCGTTATCCGGATTGGAAAGTCGGCGGGAGTTTTGAGCCAGGAAGTCGTGTAACCATTTGGCGACATTCCGAATGTCGATCGTCGCTCCGCCGATCGGAGCGCCGTAACGCTCGGCCTGCTCGTTGATGACTTTGACCTGCCGGCCGGACCATTCCACCCATTCCTTTTTCCGGATACTCGAGTAGTGCTTGATGCGGAGAGTTTCGTCGTGTGCTTCTTCATATCTCCGAAGGGCGTCACGTTCTTCGCGCGTCGGACTTTCACCGCGGCGTTGCTTGTCGAGTGCCGCCATCGCCAATTGCTGGTCGATGGCGGCGGAAGCAGGCTGGGTGGATCGCTTTGCCATCTTTACCCCCGATAGGTGGCGGGCTGTTTCACTTACTTACCGCCATAAATAGCCTTTTTGTGCAAAAACAGTCGCTGGTAACCGGTCGCAGACCCATCGGGCTACCCGGCCCCGGAAGAACCTAACGCCCCGGGGGGGGAGGGGGGTGGGGTAGGTAAGGTCCGGGGGGATACGATGGGAACGGTCGGGGGGGGCGTTTGCAGGGCCGTCTGCGTGACCTGCTGCTGCATGCCTTGAAAGCGTGATTCGACCTTCGCGTCGAGATCTCGCAGTCGCTGGCCGATGTGCTCGACGCCCGTATCAACCATGTGCGTCAACGGTCCGATCGGTGTGCCGGCAGTGGCTGTTGCTATGAACCCAGTGCCACGCTCGAGCAGCGTCTTCGTGCCTGCCTTGCGATGCTGACTGATCGCGATCCAGATCACGACGCCACCGATCGCTATGAACAACAGGTGACGCGCAAGCGGACTCTCAATCAGCCCATCTACCTTTTCTTTGGCATCCTCCACTCGATCGTGTATTCGCTCTCGTAGCGATTCAGGTGCGTCCTTCTTAGCCAGGCCATCGACTGTCGTAGCCAGGCTGTCCACCTTCTGCCCGATCGCGTTGACTTGCCCTGCTAACTGGCCTACTGCCTGGAGAGCCTGTTGCCCAGAAGGATCGGGGACGACGGCCGGCGATCCAGGCGGAGCAGCATAGATGATCTGTGGCGGTTGCCTTGGCTGATTGAGCAGTTGATCCAGCTTTCTACTGTTGGCCTGATTCTCAGCCGCCTGCTCATTGCGATAAGGAAGCACGTAACCGCCCGCAGCAGCCGCTGGACCGCAATCGCCTCCGGGAGGACAGCAGTTGCCATCGCTCGCGGCAGGCGGCGTCATGCCCGTCGGCTGATAAACAACCTGGCGATTCAACTGCTCGACGGCCGCGTTCAGCAACAAATGCAAACGTCCTGCCTGAACGCAGACCACAACCGACGGCACTTTTCGGCCGTCACTGTCCTTGCCAAAGTTGCATCCCCAGAGAATGCCGATGATTTTCCCGTTCTTGTTGAAAACCGGACCGCCCGAATCTCCCTGCCGCGCATAGCCAGAGAGCTCAACCCAATCCGTCGGCCCGTCGTTGTCTTTGTTCGCTTTCGTGAAACCAAGCACACGTCCGCTGTTGGCCGCAAGTTTATCATCGCTGCCGAATCCGCATGATTCGAGCACGTCGCCTGCCTGAAGGACGGCCGCATTACCCGTTTCGCAGAGAGCTGGCTGAACGCCCTCGATCACGTCGAGAATTTCCAGGGCCGCGCAGTCCCAAACGCCATCGACAGAAATCACCCGCGCGCTGACAACTACTCCCGTCGCAAGGCGAATCGAGATCGATCTAGCGTCGTGAATGACATGCCGAGCCGTGAGCACGATCAATTTCCCTCCCCAACGAACCAAGACGCCTGAACCCAACTGGCGTTCACGTCCTGCTAATTGGCACTGAATCCGCACCACGGAACCGAAGCGTCCTTTGGCCTGCTCGTATCGCCATGCCGGTGAAGGTGATTTCACTGGCGCCTTTGGCTGCACAATCGGTTTGCGAACCATCACCACGAGACGTTCCTTGCTTGTTGCTCCCACGATCCGATCGACTTCTCGGCCATTCGCGACGGCGACGAAGGTCGGCGTGGCGTGAACGTTCAATTGACTGGCAAGCGGCGAAGAGATATGCAACTGGACGATCATTACACCTTCAGCTTGAAGCTGCTCGACGATGGGTTGCATCTGCCGGCATGGCGGGCAGCCGTCTTGGGTGAAGTCATAAATCGTAGTTTCTCCGAATGCACTAACGGCCATCGCCACGATAATGATGGCGATGCCGATCGAGACCAGCAGCATGCCGGCCTTCTGTTTCAAACCCAATGAATCGCTCATAGTCTTTCCTTTCCTGCAGTGTCGCGAATTAAGAAAACGGTTTAAAAACGGTGAAAATGTCAAGTTATGAGTCGATGACTCATAGGCTCATACGAGCGAGAAGCGATATTTGAAGAACGGCGATCGGGCGAGATCTCCGGGTTCGGTCAAACTGTCGGGCAGCTCGGGCACCGGATCGAAGCCCGCCAGACGGCAGGCGCGGGAAACGGCTTGCGAGCAGATCAGGTTGGTGCCATTGGTCGTATCGTCCGCAATCGGCTTGACACACAATCGCACCAACGGCAACTTGCGCCAACAAAGGTTGAAAAAGTTTCCCCAGCCGTAGGGAGTGCCTGTGGCACGAATCATGATCTCGACCAACTTTTGACGGTCGAAGGATTCGAGATGATCAGGATTGGTCTGATAAACGTCCCAACGGCCGCGGGCCTGAAGGACCTGGCTCGAAAGCGTCACCGCTCGCCCGCCCGTGAAGGCCATTTCTAAGCACATGAGTGTGTCGCCCCACCTGGCCGCGATCGCGGCGTGGCTGTACTCGCTACGACCGCCGGCGGCGATTGCCTTTTTGATCGGATCATCGGACGGCCGGCACAAGAGCAAATCACCGTTATAGATCAGATGCCGCACCGAATCGTACTGCCGAAAAATGCGTTGGCTCATATATCCTCGCTCTCTTCTGGTTCGATGAACACGGATTGGTCAAGTTCCAAAGTCTCGAACACCGGCTGCTCGGTGTCCATAGTTTTTTCTGTTTCCGAGACGAGCGGTTCCCGCATGGGATCGAGTCGCAGTTTGTCCAACGACAAAGGAAAATAGCGTTCGCCGTCCGATCCCTGCAGTTCCATGTTGATCTTGTCCAGCTCGGCATCATCCTCCCTCGGATGGATCCCGCTTTCCGCGAGCACCGCCAACGTCTGGCATTTCACGCACGGCTTTCGGACGGTGGCCCCGCAGCCGCGGCACCACGACCGCGATCGCGGCCGCTGGTTATCCACGGTCGATGGCTTGCGGGCCTTCCACGCTCCCTTGCGGATGCGGGCGATGGACGATCGGCTCACGCCCGTCGCTTTGGCAATTTTTCGTTCGGCCATCGTGCCCAACAGTTCCCGCACTTTTTCCACGGCCTCTTCCGTCAGCATGGTGATTTCTCCTAAGCCAAGGGAAAAGAAGATTGCGCGGCAGGCATGGGGCACGTCAGAGCGGGCAAATCAGCCTGCCGCGCAATCGGCGGCGAATCCTTGGTAGAGAACGGCAGAGCGTCGAGACAAGAACGGCCGAAAGCGCCAGTCAAGTTGGCGCGTCGAAAACCGTCAGAAGTACATAAAAAAGCAACGATCACGGCGTTTCTCCGGAAAAAACCGCGATGCGTTGCTTAAATCGCTCCTCACCATAGCAGACGCCAGACAAGATTGCCAGGAGCAAAAAGAGCCACCCGCCGAAAATGCGGCAAGTCGTTGCGAGACAACAAGAAAAAGAAAAAGGCGTTGGCAGAACCCGATTTGCAACGCATCCCCAAGGAAGTCCTGCCAACGCCGAGAATGTGACTATACTCGATCACCCGGACCAAAGCTAGAGCCTTTTTACGAAACGAGGTCGGCAATGGATGGACCAGAGCATAACTCGTAAATTACCTTTTTCACGCTGGCAATTTCATGCTCGGGCAATCCGGCTTTTTGCATCGATCCCGCCCAAAAATTAAAAACATCACACCAGGTGATTGCAGAAAAGTAGAACATAAAGCTGACAATAATATCCGCAAGGTGGCAAGCGTTGAAATATACGCGATCGGCAAAGTTGTGACTCGCATAAGCCGGAGGCGTGAAACGACCTTCCATATCATAATCGGTTTTCATCACGGAGATCATTTCTTCGATCAACGCCTGTGGAATTTCTTTTTTGGGGTCGGTTTTCCGAAAATGTGTTGACATGCTTATTCCTTTTAAGAAGTCCAGATGCCCTCTTTGACCTGGTCGGCCGTGAGTTGGGAAAAATCACGATCGCACGTCGGACAGCGAGTGATTCGTTTCTTTTCGAGGATCCCGGGAATCCGATAATATAGTTTCAAAACGATCCAGTGTCTGACATTCCACTTCAGCTTTTGGCCGCGGGCATCCAGCTTATACCGCGAGCGGTAGAAAAGGAGAGCCGTTAGCGGTTGTCCGCAAGGACACTGGCTATCAATACTTTCGACTTTATCGATCATCGCGTTCTCTCCCAAAGCCTTTCGCAGTGCCCGTTTTGCAATACCCTCGCCTTGTTGCTGAAAATCAGGCTCTTTTCCGCGAGTTCGCGCCGCTTTCTCGAAACGGAACTCGGATTGAAGCCCAGAATTTTGAGGTAATATTTCAAGTACCGATCCGACATCGGTCCATGATGCTCAATACACCGCAAAAACTGCGTGGTCAATTCCCGACGTTTTTTTGGCGGCGTTTTCATATGCCAAAAGCTCTATCCAAAAATTGGGTGACTTTCCAAACCATCTTCATCGCCAACACATGAACTGCAGAGATCGTACTCGACCCACCAGCATCCGCCCGGGCAAGCCCTGTTTTGCGTGCATCCGCAAACGCGACAACGCCGATTTCCAATCGGCCGGTTAATCCTAATTCGTTTAAATCTCGTGTATGGAAAAACTGTCTTCATGATTTTTTACTTTGTTCTATGCCTTCCTTGTGGTAGTTTCAGCCTCACCGAAGTTGCCTCAATGTACGCTGCATGCGTACATTGTCTCGATATCTCGTGATCTACTGCAAATAAACCGGGTTGGCGATGTCCGGAGGATCGCAAGCCAAGAGCGCAAGCCCCTCGTGATTATCGAGCAGCGTCAGAAGCTGCTTGCCGCTGACTGTAACGCACCGGCCATTCTGTATCGCTTTCTTCGCGCTCTCGCGGAGATCGTTCAGTGTCCGCTCTCGGAATTTCCTCGGCATCATGCCACCTCCGGCATTTCATTCCACTCGCGTCCGTCGAGCAGTCGGCCAGACGCATTTTTTCCGACGCGGGAAAGATTTACAAATGTAGATCCATCATTAAAATCACGAGCGGGATTTTGTGATATCCGTCCGTCCTTCGTCATCCAAAGGCTACTGGTTCCTGGCCCATTTCCCATCGACCATTCACCATAACCCTTAAAGAAAAAAGGTAGATGGGCAGCTTGGCACAGATCTCGCAGCGAACGGAAAGCATCCGGATGCGTCGGCCGTGCCTTTGCGCCGCTCTCTCCTCCGGCGATAATCCAATGAATGCCGCCACCAGGTCGATCATGGAATCCGCTTAGTCGCTTCGAGAAGATGGGCGGAGTCATCTGTGTGGGAAGCCAATTTGAATTGATTTTTACCCAGCTTAAAAGCGGCTCACAGCTCAAAAAACGCACCGCAACATGACAACGCAAAAGATGCGGGATCCGTAGATCGGCCGTCGCCTGATCGGTGACGCTCGCGCCGCACCATACGTTTTTTGGGAATTCCTGGCAATGGTTCATGCACCAGCAATCGACGAAGTCGGCCATCCGCTGAGGACGCTTGGTGAGCAAAAGGAAAACATGCCGCGAAAATATCATCTTCTCGACGGCGTTGCTCAGCCATTGAAGATCTTGAAAGGACTCGGTGAAGCAATCTCCCAGATCGTTGAGGAACACGAGCCGCGGCATCCCGTTGAGCCAAGGCTTTTCCGGCCGCTCTAGGCCGGTCTTATCTCGCCACCGCAACGTCTCGTCGAGCCGATCGAGGAACAACTCGGGCTTGGAGAATTCCTTCGGCCAGCCGCGATTTCGGCCGGCGTAACGACTGGTCAGCTTGGCGGCGTAACAGTGATCGGGATATAACTCGCAGCCGTCGCAACCCATCATCAGGTTGCACGTCGAGTCGCACCATTCGATTTTCGTTTTCTCGCCCATCTTTTTATAACCTCTGGTTTAGGATCTCGCGGCTAATCTGTTCATCCATCAGGGTTTTTGAAACCGTTTCGACCGGATCTTTGAACAATTCATTGACCGTTAGCTTTGAGGCGGAGTAAAGACGATCGATGGCAACCTGGGCAGTTTCGCCGGGATGCAACTCCGCGTGGAACTCGACCTCGACTCGTTTGTTGGAAAACGAAGGAAAGCCGGTCGATCGCAACTCCCCATAACGCAGAGTGACTTCAGTGATCTGCATGATTTTCCTTTCGGTTCAAATGGCATTTTTTGAACTTCTTTCCGGATCCACAGTGGCAAGGATCATTGCGGCCTATCCGCTTCTCGCGATATTTCACAGCGACTAGCGAACCGAGCGGACGTCCGGGTATCTCCAATTTAATCCGGGGAATTTCTATCGCCGGCGGTTGGAACGCCATCAATGCCGCGAAGACGGCTGCGGTGTTATTTTTCATAATTACTCCCTTCTGAATGTTTCGACTAAGCACATTCACGCAGTTTTTCGCTAGCGGAGGGCCGCTCCGCTGCTCTTTATTCTTCACAATCACCCAAGAGAGTCATTCTATTGATGCGATCCCAATCGGGCTTTTGCTTCGTTTCGCACTGGTAACGCATCAAATAGCCGTCCTCGGGGGAGTCTGCATAAAACTCCTTCAGTACGGCGACCGCACGAAATCCGCCGTCACGGAAAAACTGCTGCGCGGTCAAATTGGTCTCTCGAATTTCCAAAAAAATCTTTTTTCGTCGATTCAAACCAAGTTGGTCGATCAACTGCGCAAGCATCTGCCGGCCAACGCCACGCCGCCAATATTCGGGATCCACGGCAAAATTGAGCAAATGAATTTTGATGAGATGGATCTCATAAATCATATAACCGATGATCTGGTCCTCGTATTCGGCGACCATCCCAAGGCAATTTCTATGTCTCAGCGTGCGGATAAAATCATCCTTATGCCACGGAAACTCAAACGCCAGGCCTTCGATATGCAAAACCTCCCTCATGTCCCGCCGAACCATATGGCGAACGTGAGCCGATATTTGACGCTGCGCCTTAGTCATGTTCGCCTGCATGATTTCTTCAAGCCGCCTTTTCTTCCAGGGGAATGAGTTCATTCCGCAAAATCGGGATTTCGATAGGAGCGTCGATTCCCAGGCGAACCTTGTCGCCGCGGACCTCCAGCACGGTTACGGTGATTCGGCCTCCGATGAGGATGGATTCGTCGGTGTTTCTGGTGAGTACAAGCATGATGGCGATTCCTTTCGCGGTTCTGGGTTTTGATTGAGGGCTCGAAACGCTATTTGTTCTATGTTATCCACAACGTGAAGGAGAATATCTTCGTCTTCCGATTGAGCGAGACTGTGGATTGTGGTTAAAGCCTCGCGTAACACTGCCGCCTCACCTGCCGTGCGGTGCCGATAATCTTCATAATCCCGCTTGGCCTCGATCGCACAACCCAAGGCCACGGCGCAACGCTCGCCGGCGTCCGCGGCGATCTCTTTTTGCTCGGGCGTTTTCCCGTAGGTTGTGGTGTGGGTGAGATGGTAAATGGAATCGTAGGCGAGAATAACCACCATATCCTTTTCGAACAGTTCGGCGGCATTCTGCGCCACGAGGACGGGTATTGGCTTATAGTTCGATTCTTTTAGCGATTCACTCATCTTCGATCTCCTGATTTCCAAGCCGCCTTAAATGCATCCCAGCCCCAGTAGCCGAAACGCCACCGCCAGACGAAAAGCATTTTGATGGCCCAAAGTTTGTTTTGCATTATTCATCCTCAGCAGGCCGAAAGACTTTCACGGCCCGCGCATGATCTTCCTCAAAATATTGGATATCTTGGTTAGCCGCGTTAAATGCCTCGCATGCCGCGCGAAACTCCTGAACGCCTTTTAGCTGGATTTCATCCTCGGAATCGAAGTCTTCCATCAGATTCTCCAGGATACTTCCGGCGTCAAGTTGGCGGAACGGAATCGGTTTGGCGACGTATAAGTATTCGGGCCATTCGTCTACATCGAGCTGATCAGCCATCGCCTCTTCCGCTTCGCCGATGCACGAAAACAAATCGTTGCCCCAAAACACAAAACCGTCCCACTTTTCGAGCTTCTCGGCCTTTTCTAATCGCAATGCCACCCGTTTTTCCCATTCGGCGTGCTGACACTCCGGATGAGAATACTGACCCTTCGGCCGATTCTCGATTGGCTTTCCACAGTACGTACATGTGCAGCAGCGGACCGCCGCCGCCTCATTGACGCAAGTGCATTTGCATTCCCCACAGCACCATACGGACGCCGCTTTGCCGCCCTGCGTTTTGCCTTCGAGCTTAAATGGATTCATGGCCGTTTCTCCTTCGGGCGAGGAATTCAATTCCCCTGCGGTTTTTATAATCAGTCGGGATCGTAGCCGTAAGAGGTGTCTATTTCGCTGCTTTCCACGTCGAGAATGAGCTTTGTTCCAGCCGCCTTCATCTGGAACAGACTTTTCTCGAACTGATAAAACGGACCGGCAAACAGATCCTTTTCAACTTCCCGTTTTCCAAAACTGAGTGTATAAATCTTACCCTCCCTATCGACGCCGAGGCGAATGTCGCCGTTATATCTTTTCACCTTGGGATCATCGGACAATTCGATGTGGGTGTAACCACGGTCACCATGATCCATCAGAAAAGTGAATTCGCCGCTATACCCATCTCCCTCGTCGAGTTGGTTAGTCAAGTGTTTGCGATACTGCTCCACCAGATCGGAGAGTTTGATCGACTCGGGCGGTGGCGCGAGCAGCTCTTCCAGGTTCTTTGCCACCTGGCGTTGAATGGTGTCCTCGGTGTAGGATTGCACCTGCTTGCGGATAATCTTCAAAAGCGTGTCGTTGTACGAGGGCAAATCGAGTTCGCCATTCATCGCGAGCGATTTTTTGACCGATGCCTCGATCAGCTTGCCGATGTCGGAATAGGACCGCAACTGATCTTCCATGATCGATTTCACCGTCTTGCCGACGGCATCTTCAATCGCCTTTTCGATCGACCCTGAGGCAATGACGCGATCCAAAGCAGCGATGACTTCCGTTCGTAAATCCATGATTGGTTCCTTGGGGTTTCTTTTTGGTAGGGGGGGATGTTATTTGGCGCGCAATCGCTTGGCCAATTCCTTGAGGTGATCGCACAGGGCATTGTGGCCGAGGCCGGAACCATTCCATCGTGCGATGATTTTCTTCACGGCTGCCTCCAGCTCGGCTTTATCTCGATCGAGATCGCTGGAGCCCTTGGGAAGCGTCGTATTAAATCGCGGTTCTTTTTTCGCCGCGGTCGTTTTCGGCTCGCCAAGCACTTCGGCCTTCGTCTTCTCGATCGCCTCGGCCGTGATGTTCGGCTTGTCGCTCGCAGCGGCGGCGGAAACGACCTGATCCCAGACCTCCTGGCGTTTCTCCGGATCCTTGATTTTGGCGAGTACTCGGGCCTGGCTCTCCGTCGCCGGAAGAATCTTTTTGTCACCAATTGGCGACAGTTCCTTGACTGCCGTGTAATCGTCAATCAGCCGATAAGCATGCTGGCGGGTGAATTCAAATCGATCCTCGCAGTACTGCTGGAAGGTCAGATGCGTCTCGCGGTAAAGACGGTCGTTGCTGATCGTCGCCAACGCCGCGCCCAACTCGAACCAGGAATGGAGATTTCTCTCGATCGCCAGTTCGCACTTTTCCAGCTTCTTTTTTTCAATGACAGTAAGATCACCCACCGGCCCGAGACCCAAGCCCGTGAAATTGCCGGCGACGATCGCGCCGCCGCCGGCAGGGACCAGGCTGGTACCGGGCTTCTTCGGTCCCGCAATCGGCCCGCTAGGGAAAATTTCTTCCAACGCCGATTTCTTATTTGCAGGCTTCTTTGTGGGCTTTGCGTTCTTTGCGGTCGTGTCCGTCGAATTGACAGCGCCCATGTGCTTGTCGCAAAGCTCTTCGAACGATTGCTGTAATGCGGCCAGCAGGGACCGTTTTTTATCGCCTTTGGCCTTCATCCATAACTCGTATACATACTGTGCCGCTGCGTCGGCCGCGTCCGCGATCGCTGTGTCGCGGCTCGAATCGAGGTTGCTCTCGTCGTTGATCTCGCAGCACTTCGTGCCGACGTCGTCGCTGGTGCCGAGGATTCGATACCCCGATCGCCACCACCCGCCGCTTTCTCGCAGGATGACATACGCCGAGCCCAGAAAGTGTTTTGGTGCGCTGGGTAGGCCGACAATCTCGATGTCGCCAACCATGTCGCTGGGATTTTTGGGCATTTCTTCAACAGGCGTAACGTAGAGGCTGGTTTTATACTTTTCCACGGCTTCGATCGCTTGACGCAATCCGGTGCGTTTTGCGCTGCTCGTGCTACTTTTCATGTTGCTTTTAAGCTCTATGATCGACTCATCTACCTTCGCGGCAATCGCTTCTCCACGTGTCATATAGCGCTTCGTTCGGTCGTCAATCGGACCGCTGGTATAAAAATCTGGCCCTTTTAGAAATCGATGGCAAGCCCAGGTTTCCGCGCGTCCTGGTATTCGGGCGACTTCGATTTCCACGGTTATCTTGGTGCTTTTAGGGATCGGAATGTTGATGCATTTCCCTTGGTAAACACCATGTTCGTTTTTCGGCGAATAATCATTTTCCGTGGAAAAATAATCGCCATCGTCCACTCGCTGAACGCCTTTCATGCCACGTTTCCGTGGCTTCTCGGCCTTCTTTTTGTTCGTCATCGTAACGCTCATTTTGGGGATGCTCCTGTTACTTTTCGCAAGAGCGGATGCTTGATCCGCTGGCTTGCTAAATTTTTATTCTGGAGTTGGTACGACTCATTTTCTGCCTCCACTCCGTAAGCTCTTCTTCGCTCAAAGTATTTTTACCGTCAGGATCGGTTTGCTGTGGTTCTCCCTTCGTGGTGATGGGCTTGGAAAAGTCCACCGCCGGCGTCGGAGGCCACGCCTCGCAAACCAAAACGTCGGGATAGACGCGCTGCATGTCGTCGAGCCGCTTCCGCGCGGCTTTGACAAAATGCAGCACTTGCCGCCATTTTCCACGGCTTACCTGTGCGTTGAAAATGGCGACCCTCGTCTTCAGAACGTCACTCGCCGGCATTTCGAGGGCATACCGAGCCGCCGAAAATACCAACAGCAGATCCGCTTCCGTCTCTCCGCAGACCGGCAAGCGGATCGAGAGCTGGCGGCGGAACCACTCCGCGAGAAGCAGACCGCCTTTCAGCGTCTCGATCGTCACCACCTCGGGCTTGAACGGCCCGTAAATAAGATTCCCGGCCGGCAGAGGCGACGCAATCCGCTGCGAGGCCTCGGCCAGCTCGGGAATATCCTCGAAAAGAACGGCACGCAAAACATCCTCCGCCGAGCCAATCCGCTGAACTCGCTGAGAAGTGTTTTGGCGCCGGCTTACCATCCGCGGATCGGCCGGCGTTTGCGTGCGTTGCGTCGCTTGGAATTTTTCTCCCTGCCCGTCTTCGAAAAAACAAGTCGGTCCGGTTTCGGCGCGCCGGTCCGGTCCGGTATATTTTTCTATACCGTTAGAAGGACCGTAAGAAGGTATTTCCTTATATCGAGTATCAGGCTGACACGGGGTGGTGTCTGTGTGACACGGGGTGGTGTCTGTGTGATCTGGGGTGGTGTCTGTGTGATCTGGGGTGGTGTCTGTGTGATCTGGGGTGGTGCCCATCCCAGGAATGACATTTTTCAAGTTGAGAATCCGCCGAATGCCATCCCAATTGATGGCGTAGGTGTTAGACCGCTGCGCGCCGTTGCGGAAGAGTTGCTGCGTGATTTTTACGAGACCAACGGACTCCGCTTTATAGGCGGTTCGCTTGGCCGTCGCCGTGGAGCAGCACAAACCCCAGGGCCTGGCGGCGATCTGATCGTAACTTTTCTCGAATTCCCCATCCACGCCTCCCTTCGTGACGTTGAAGATCCATTTGACCAGGTTGGCGAGATAGATGTCGGCTTCCACTCGCATCAGCGCCAAGCCGAGATAATTGAATCGTTCGTCGGCACTGATCTCCGCTTCCAGAAAGGGGAGGTTGTGCTGCTTTCGCGTCGCTTCGTGCGGTTGCATCCTGCTGGTTCCTTCAAAAGAAAAATGACTACACCATCGCGGTCTCGACGCACTCGGTATATTCTTTCATGAGCGATTGAGCTTGTTCCGGCGTGGCCGGCTCGAAATGCATATGACGCTGTCCATCCGCCGTCTCGATCTCCAGCGTGTGCAGGTGAAACAGACCGCCCAGCGACCAGTCACAGCCGTTTCCAGGTTGATCGCCGCGATGAAAGGGGCCAGCGCCGGTAAAACGGCCGACACAGGAAAAGCCGATGTACTTTTCCGCGTCTTCTTCGCTGTTGCCGGCACCAGCGGCGATGAGCGACGCCATCGATTGGACCGTTCCGCAAATCGGGCAGCGAAAGGCCAGATGCTTTCGCGGAACGCCCTGTTTTTTTAGTTCCGCCTGAAACTCGTCGAATTTCAAAACTCGCATGACAAATCCTTTTCTCAAAGGGTGATAAGCTGGCCGTTCTGGCCAAATTTCGCATTCCATTCCTGAGTAAAAAGCACTGCGGCATCCTTAGCCGGCTTGATGCCGCGTTTGCGGCCTTCTTCCAAAATCGCCAGGCAGCGGAGCTTGTTGATCCGCGGCCCGCCGGTGATCAATCCATACATCCGCGCGCCGTCGATCGACAACAACGCCTCGGCCGCGTCCACGGCCATCTGCCAATCGTGCGTCGTCTTCGGCATTTTTTCCGGCTCGAACGCCGGCGGATAGCGTTTTGCATTGCGGATCGTTTTTCGCTGTTCTGACAGAAACTTTTTCATTTTGTATTAGCGACTGTGTAAACAGTTCTCGCGTCGGAACACAATTCGATGTCGTTCCACGCAAGTAGATAAATGTCCGTTTTCGACGTGCGATGAAGACTCAATTGACGTTCGTAATCGGGATGTAGGGCGATCACTTCAGCCAGAATTTTCACACCCACACCGCCCAAAATATCCGACACATAACAGTCGATCCGTCCGGGGATGTAGCCAGTCACGCCCGCCGCGTGAACATGAACCATCACGTTCTCGCCAATCGGAAATAGCCTTTTCATGTCACGGATAACGAAGTCCGTGCTTTGCCGGAGCGTGGACAAACGATCGCGAAAGTTTTTTGTTTTTTGACTGATTAGCATGATTTAACCTTTTTTAAATGGAAAAATGCCGTCTCTCCGGCTGCCAAGTCACGGCCTAAGGTCGGAAACTTTCGTCGGTACTAGCCGAGGATTGCCGACGTTTTTTTCCCTCGCCTCGGTTGGTTCGCTTGAAATTTCAGTCGATGAATTCTTCCGTCGTGCGAACGTCGGCACCGGTAGTTTCCAACGGCGATGGCGATTCGCTCGTGGCGGTTGTAGTCGTATTAGCCTCGGCGATCGCTGCCGACAGCTCCGGGCCCGACGCAGTATCTGAGGCAGCGATCGTCGCGGGAGTGTCAACAGCCGCGGTCTCGGCCGGTTTCGTGGAAAGAGGATCCGGAGCAGCGGTCGTCATGTTCGGCGAAGTCGGAGTGCCTTGTTGATTTTCAAAATTCTTACCGAGGCATGCGGAGAAAAAGGACTGCAACGGTGAGCAGCCGAAGGAACGCCGCGGAATCTCCACGACCCGGAAGTCCGATCGCATGGCAAGATTCCCCTGCGATGGGAACTGCCTGCGGATGGCTTCCCAAGCGATGGACGACAGCGTCTCAAGGCGAGTCACCGTATCCAGGTCAGTGTCTTCCTTGTTCTGCATCAGCGAATCCGCATAGCGGTGGACGTCGTAGCGATGCTCCAGCAGATAGAGAGAATACCAATGCTGGGCGTCTTCGTTCGCCGTGCCGAGTACTTTTTCGCCTTCTCTCGGCGGCGAAAGAGTTCCCAAAACAAAGGCCGATTCTTCGGCGTTGAGGGTGTTCTCGAATCTCTCTTCCAGCGTCCTGATCATTTCTGATCCCATGCGTCACGTCCTTTCGTAAAAAAGTGTTGAATTGCAGCCGGGCAAACGCTCCCAGAATCGTCTTTCATGCGGTTTCATCGTTATTACTCGCTCAACCATTTTTGGAATCGCTCCGAAATGGAAACGATGACATTACTCGACCGCCGCGAGACCGACGCGACGTTGTGGGAGCATTTGCCCGGGCGCAACAAAAAGGCGAGAGCCCGGGGCCGCGGCGGGGCAGTGACCGCGGCTGAATCGGGCTCTCGCCAAGTGCGAAGCGATCGGCAAGCGGCTCGGCAAAAGACCGCATGCTCGATCGTCTCCGGATCGATATGAAAAAACCGGCCCGCCGCGGAACGATCCGCGGCAAAAAGGCCGGCCCGTGAAATTCAAAAAAAAGCGGCGCGAAGGGAGATGCATCGCACCGCTTACTGTCAGAAGTTTATCATGCCGCGACTCATTTCCTCCTTTCTGATCTGGAGTTCTTGTTGCTAAGTTTATCCCAGCTTTGCCTGGGCATCGTCCTTGAATTCGTCCATAAAAATTTTCGGGAGTGGAACCTTTTCGACTGCTTCCCGCTGTTCGTCGGTCACCTCGACGTAGTAGAGCGTGGTTTCGAGATCCGCGTGATCGAGCTGCTTCATCACGGTGTAAGGCGACGTGATTCGCGAGAGCCTGCTGCCAGCAGCCTTTTTCAAATCGTGCAATTTGATGTGCCGCTTCTTGTCCTTCAATCCGGCCTCGAACTGTATTTTGTGCCAAGTCTTGTAAAACATCGTGGAGCAGTTGTCGGCGAGAACTCTTTTCCCGTGCGACCAGGGAAACACCGTGTCGTAGGGCGAGCGGATCCGCAGGAAGTGTTTGAGCATAAGGTCGCTGATCGGCTTGCGTCGATCGGCGTCCTTCTTGTCGTCTTCCGCATCGAGGGCCACGATCCGCTCTTGCCAATCGATATTCTCCCAGCGTAGAGCCAGAAGCCCCTCGCGGCGAAAATTGATCGACAGCGCGGCCAGAATGAGAGCCTTCCACCAATTGGGCGCAGGGATATTCACTGCTTCCAGATTGGGCAATTTCGCCACTTCCGTTGCGCGGTAGATCGCATCCAAGATGTCGTCGGGAATATTTTTCGGCTTGTGTTTTTTGACCGAGAGTTGCCTCGTCCACGGCACGTGCTCGAGGACACCGAGCGCATCCATGTTCTTGTAACCCTGCTCGCCTGCCTTCCGAAGAATTCCCTGGATATGCCGCAAATGTTTGTTGACGGTTTCTTTGGCGAGCGGCGACGAGTAGTAGCGTTTGATTTTGGGCTGAAGTTCCTCGCTCGATTCCGTGCTGAAAAGCGTCATCTGCGGCGACGGTTTTCCTACCTTTTTCGAGGTGAAGTCGGCCGACAGCAAACGGGACTTGAATTCGCCCAAGAGTGAGGAGTCGATGTCCTTTAGCCTCGGATTGTTGGTGATCTTGCACCAATGGGCCAGTGAGGTTCGGTATTCTTTGATCGTTTCCGAACTGCGGCCGGCGTGATAGTTGTTTCGGTGGTGTCGTTCGTAGTACTCGGGCAGCGTTAATTCCGCCGCTTCCTGACGCTCTCGCTGATTCAT